GCAGCAAGCTCGCAGAGATGGAAGAAGCGCAGCCCGATTGGGTAATGCGGATCGAAGATTTCCTGGCAGAGAATCACCTGCTGCAGTAAACCCACCCAAACTAAACAGGCCCACCAGGTGACGCTGCGGGCCTTTCCAGGTGCCAACACTGGCACAACTAAACAAGGGGAAAGACCATGCACTACAAGCAAGATCAAATATCGCAATACTTCCAAGATTACCTGGCCGAAAATACGCCAGACGATGGTTCAGACCCGTCTGAACTGCATCACGAAGCGTTTAATATGGACTATTACATCATAGGCACGTACCAGGCCACGCAATGGCTAGGCGATCGCGCCTTTGAGGTAATCGGCATCATAAAAGACTACGAGCAAAGCAATTTTGGCGAGGTTTACACCGATCTATCCAGCCCTGAAGCCGTGGTGAATATGTACGCTTATATTGTGGGCGAACAAGTTGTTTTTGAGTGGTTCGACAGCCTAGAAAAGTCTGCGAAAATTGCGTAAACTTATCAAAGTGTCGCCAATGTTGGCGGCACATTTCAACAAAAGAGGGTAAAACTATGAACTCATTCAGTGAGAAATACATTAGCGCCTGCTGCCCGCATTTGGCGGCCAGCGAGGTAAGCGTTGTTTATAGCCACATTTATGACACATTCAAAAGCCTGGATTTAGTCCACGCTGCGGATGTTCGGACGATTGCGCGGCAGCTGTTCCCGTATGTGCAAGAACAGCCAAAAAGCGACCGCCTACGCTTGCAAGAGGCTTGTGCCGATTTAGCCAGCACGATTGACAGGCTTTCAAAGGTAGAACAAAGCGACACAATCGCGCAGGTGCGTTTATCTTTGATGGAAGCCGCCGACATTCTGCGAGGGGAGGTAAAACAATGAATACCGGACTGTCTTTAGTGTCTGAAATTATCGAAAGGCGCGACCGCCTGAAGGCGCAACACCTGAACGCGCTAAAGAAGTTGCAAAAAGCGCATGAAGAAGCCAACTACTCAGACCAGGCCCACTACCGTGGGCTTGAAACCGGCCTTGATATGGCATTGCTGCATATTGAGTTCTTGTTGGATCTGGCAAAAGCGGAGGGCTTGTAATGGGAATCTCTACACTTTACGGAAGAACTCACGTTCTAGAGGCTGAGCTAGATAGCGATTGGCTGACGCTTCCGGTGTTGATTTACTACACGATCGACGCGGGAGACGGTGACGCAGCGCCGCAGACTGTCACGCTTGAAAAGGTGACGGCTCAAATCACAGGCGCGGCATCGCCCCTGGATGTCACCGCGATGGTGAACACTGATTACATTCTTGACCTGGTTGGTGACGAGATCGACGGCGCTGACTATCACTGGACGGATCACGGCGATGTATAGCAACCGCACTGAGTGGCTACTGTTAGCGGCGGCGGGATGCACGGCGGGGCTGTTAGGTTGCCTCATCGTGTTATTAACTATCGCGTTGTTTGCATAACTATGCATAGAACAGCAAAGGGTGGTAAGCTGAAGGCGTCTGGCGCGAATCCCCTTGCGTGTTGAGCAGGTTCTTGGCGGCCCCTGTAGACCAAATTGCCGCCATTCCTTCCTGAGAGGCCATTATGTACACCTATAAGGCCCGCATTTCACGAGTAATCGACGGCGACAGTGTAGTCTGTGACATTGACTGCGGGTTTGACATTGCCTTAAACAATCAAAACGTGCGGCTTTACGCTATCGACACCGCAGAGACACGAGGCGGCACTGTAGAGACAAAAGCGCTTGGCAACCTAGCCAAGGACTATCTGAAAAAAGAGCTTCCAGAAGGCTGTACGGTGCTTCTCAGGACGTATATCGACAAGCGCGGGAAGTTCGGCAGGGTGCTGGCTTCGATCTATAAACAGGAAGGTGACGGTTTTCAGACCAGAAGCCTGAATACCGCGCTGTTAGATATGAGGTTAGCCGTTGAGTATCACGGTCAATCTAAAGCGGAAGTGATGGCACAACACTTAGAGAACGTGAAGTACCATCAGGAATTAGGCAATATCTTGCGCCAGGACGTACAGCGAGATAGCTGAAACGAGAAGCAAGGGCGGCAGCCATTCGGGTATATCCGACAGCCAACCGCCCCAATCCTTCCTCATTCTGTTGAAGCCGTGATGGTGGTAGAGAACTCGCTAATAGCGGCGTCCATGTTATCCATTGCTTCAGCTGCGCTAGTGGTATCGGCAGTAGAGTCAATATGGACACGCTCTACCATTGGCTTGCCTTTGGCATCCTTGCGATAGGGAATACCGTTAGCGTCGAGGACACGCATGAGCTTAGGTGCGGTGTAGGCTTTAAACATGTCGCCCAGTTCGCGCCAGTAAACGTATTTGTCAGACATAAAATTACCTCAAAAAAGCCCAGAGCTTGGGGTCTGGGCAAGAGTGCCGCTCAGGAGTCCTTCAGCGGCGGGTTAATGTTACCAAGGAATGTCATCAGCTTCCTTGGCTGCGGGGGCTGCGGAATCCTTCTTCTCAGGCTTCCATGTATCACGTTCGGCGTACCATGTACCCTTCTGTGATTCTTTAATATCGATGTTTATCCACTCGTCATCAGGGTTGTCTTTGACAAATCCACCGATCCAACCTTTAAAGTCATCGAGTTTGATAGACACCTTGGCTTTAACCCATTTTGGGGCATTACTGTTAGGTTTCTTAACAATCATGCCGTTTACGAAATCTCGATCGTCGCTCATGCGGCCTCCTTCCTGGCTTGTGCAAATTCGTCAGACTTTAAGAAAGCCCGCTCTTCTGTGGTAAATACGCCGCCTTTTGTCGGGGCAACCCATAAGGCTTCTTTTATCTCGTTGGACAACTCAAGCCATATCTGTGCAACTCCGGCAACATCGCCGGCCTTGATGTATTCCTTGATGAAGTGAATAGAGTCAATGTTTTCCCTGACAACATCGTTGTGCTTCAGGATCGGTTCCATCGCATCCTTTATAGAACCATGTGCAATGGCTGTGGATACTTCATCGGCGCTGGCTATCTCACTACCGCCTAGCCCTAGGAACGCCAAGGCTCTGCCGACCGCAGACGTTTCGGCATTCTCTAACGCAGAAGTCTTGTTGATCTTGCCGAAGCTGCGGTTCTCTTCAGCGTAGCCAGTAGCTGCAACCTTGCCATCACTATCTCGGATGGTGGACTTCATCACGACCATCGAGTCCTCGGCACTAACCAACTCTGTCTCAATTGACCAGCCCTTAAACTCTTCCGACTTTCTGAAATCATCAACCCTTCTAGCAACAGTTAAGTAAACCTTGCCATGGATCTCTACCTCACCTTTGTTTTTATCGGCCATACTCTTCCCTCCTTTGTTGACCTAAACGCAGTTTAACTCAAGTTGATGCAAGTTTACAAGCCTAGCGATATTTAAAAAAGGTCAGCAATTTGTTGACAAGCTAAAGCGGGTGATTCAGAGTTATAGGTTCCGCTCAACGAAAAGGGAATCAAGTGGAAAACAAAGATGGGCCGTTAGGCTTTAGCCCGTTTGGGGAAAGACGTAAGGAAGTAGAGAGAGAAAGCCCTGCTTCAGTTCTAAACAAGCTATCAAACCTTCCAAAATTCAAGAAAGTAGGCCAGTTCAGGTATAAGGCCTGCTGCCCGGCCCATGATGACAAAAACCCTAGCCTGTCGATCACGGACGCCGATGACAAAATCCTCGTGCATTGCTTTTCGGGTTGCACTCAAGATGAAGTGCTGGATGCGTTACGGTCGCAAGGTATGTGGTCTGAGGCTTCTACTAGGTGGGTCAGGACATTTTCGGCTGACGATCTGGATTACATGATGCACTGGTGTCTGGTTTACCACGGCGCTTTCCGTAGGGGCGAGAAGCTACGCGGCATGGACGCCCAAAAACTGCAAGAGTTTGTGAAAGTCTTACAAAATAATTCAGCTTGGCGATACAAGGTCGTTGAGGAGGACGCATATTGTGGATAAAGACGACGAATTAATGAATAAGATAAGAGAGTTCAACGAGCTTAAGCCGCCAATGGCGAGCTACGAAGATTATGAAAGATACTCAGGAGTCAACGGTCATGCCCAGCCGATTTCATCGTTAGCCAGATTACAGGCGGCGGCAACTAACCACCGCATCGCAGAGCTTGAGGAGAGGCTCGCTAACGAGCGCGAAGTCATCTCAGGCATGATTACTACCGGAACCGTAACGCTCGTCTACGCGCCTTCTGGGGCCGGTAAGACGGTCTGGATTCTGGGCAACCTGTTCAAGTCCATTCGGAACAACCTCATCAAAGGCTCGGACGTTATCTATTTCAACGAAGATGACGGGGCCAGAGGCGTGGTTCAGAAGGCGAAGATGGGTCAGAAGCACGGTATGTCGATGATTACCTTAGCCACAAGCCAAGACCCTGGCTTACGCACCCCTCAAGATGCCTTGGGGCTGTTGAACATGATACGGCTTGAGGGCCACGCCAATGGCAAGATAGTGATTTGTGACACCTTGAAGAAGTTTGCGCCAGTGTTAAACAAAGGCGATATGCGGGACATTCTTCATGTCTTTAGGCAGTTTGCCTCAGCAGGCGGCACGATCATCCTTTTAGGCCACTGTAACAAGCACCGATCGTTAGACGGTCGCCTGATCTACGAAGGCGTAGGCGACTTAAAAGCTGACGTAGACAATATGTTTGGCCTTGACCCCTTGAACGACAAGTTCGCTGACTATCAAGAGCTACTGGTCATCAACGAGAAGGATCGGAGGCAGATTTCATTTTCTGGCGGGTTCCGATACAAGCAGACAAAAGAAACCGTCGGCTACGAGGAATCTGTGGATTCCGTTGAGTTCCTTGATGAAGATGACATCAGCGAGTTGAAGAAGAAGCAGGCGGCGCAGATCAATGTCGCCAAGGCTTTTGCCAAGTATGAAGACGAAGTGCTGTTTTTAGAGTCGGTAATGAAGGGTGGGGCCGAATACAGCCTGACAGAGTTGTTCAGGATGCTGAATGATGAACACCTGAATCCCAACGAATGCTCAAAGAAGTCGCTGCGTAACTGCATGGATTTACTAAGAGGCAATATGCTCAAACTCAGACGCAACCCGGGCAACAATGCCAAAAATTACCGCTGGATAGGTGAAAATTGGTGATAAAAAAATGTGAGCAAAATCAAGAATTTGCCCCTTTTGCCCGTTTTGCCCGTGTTTTAGGGGGCGGCCCCCAAAAAGTGGGGCAAAAGGGGCAAAAGGGGCATATTGTTGTTTTTATTGACTTTTTTATTTGGGCTGAAAAACCATGAAAGTGTTGGATTTGTTCAGTGGGATCGGCGGCTTTGCCCTTGGTTTAGAGGCTGCCGGATTTGAAACCGCAGCCTTTTGCGAGATTGACCCTTACGCTCAGAAGGTATTGAAAAAGAACTGGCCAGGAGTACCGATCTATGAAGATGTCAGACGAATCACAGCAGACAGACTTGTTTCAGACGGAGTTGGAGTTGATGTCATCACAGGAGGATTCCCCTGCCAAGACATCTCAACTGCTGGCAGACAAGCAGGCATTGATGGAGAGCGCAGTGGATTATGGTCAGAGTGCGCCCGTTTACTTAGGGACATTCGACCCCGATATGCCATCTTTGAAAACGTCACAAACCTGCTTAATGGGGGGGGGGAGATTGGTTTAAGCGAGTTCTCTGGGACATTTCCGAGGTCGGGTATGATGCGGAATGGCACTGTATACCAGCTTCCGCGATTGGCGCCCACCACCACAGAGATAGGGTCTGGATTGTGGCCTACCCCAACGGCGACAGCCAACCAGGGCGCACCCTCAATGCAGGAGAGGTACACCCGCCCTCATTTTTACCCCACCCCCAATGCCAGCACAGGCGACACGACAGGGAACTGGAAGCCGATTCGTCCGAGTGGTCAACGAGCGCAGATGACCCTGCAGCAATATGTAAGGATTTGGCCTACACCCAGTGCTTCAGACAATCGAGATCGAGGCAATTTGAGCAATCCATCTTTACAACGAAGAATAAAGCTGGGGAAACAACTTATGCTCTCCCAAGTAGTACATCCGACATCTGGAAAGTTGAACCCAACGTGGGTCGAGTGGCTAATGGGGTTCCCGCTAGGTCACACCGACTTAGATGCTTAGGCAACGCGGTCGTGCCACAGATACCGGAGTTAATTGGCAGGCAGATTATGGAGAATGGCGTATGACTCAAAACTTAACAATAGACAATGATTTCCGCGACTTGATACCGCCTTTGCGGTTAGACGAGCGGGCAGAGCTGGAGGCAAGTATCGCTCAGGACGGCTGCCGCGACCCCCTTACGGTGTGGTCTGGGACGGTTATAGATGGTCATAACCGATATGAAATTTGCACCCGCCTTTCCGTGCCATTTGAGGTGGTAGAAAAGGAATTTGATAGCAAGGTAGACGCCCTTATCTGGATTCGCCGCAATCAACTAGCCAGAAGAAACCTGACTGATGACCAAAGGGCAATCAATGCGGAGCGGTTACGTCAGCTTGAAAGCCAGAGGGTGAAAGCGCAAAGGTCTGCAAAAGCGGCGGCGCAGAGAGAGGTGAATGCAGGAAGAAAGGAGGTCTTATCGGACAACGTGACCGACAAGATCCCAGCCGTGAAGCGCGATACCCGCAAGGAAATGGCAGAAAGCACTAAGTTGCCAGAACGCAAGTTGCGAGGCGCGGCCTTGGTAATTAAAGAGCGGCCAGATTTAGCTGACAAAGTAGAGCAAGGCGAAATCAAGATGGCTGACGCGGTTCGAGAAATCAAGCGCGCTGAGGTTGTTGCCAGACTTGAGTCAGTTGAGGCTCGTGAGCAGAAAGCGCTAGAAGGCGTATACGATGTCATCGTGATTGACCCGCCCTGGCCTATGCAAAAGATTGATCGGGATGAGCGTGAGAATCAGGTGGCATTTGACTATCCAACGATGTCAGAGGCAGAAATGGCCGACATGGAAATGCCTGCCGCTGATGACTGCCATATGTGGTTATGGACTACACATAAGTTTTTACCGATGGCTTTGCGACTAAGTGAGGGCTGGGGCGATTATTTCTTTTACGGATTCGCAGACGCGCAAGAGTCTGGTCTATTTTCTTGGTCTTTATGTGACTTGAAAGTTTTTAGGTCTTGGTTCAGCCGCGAGCTTGTGCGCAATAAAGGAAAGATGCCGGGACAACAAAGATCAAACCATGATGGATCAAGCTCTTTTGCTGCTTTCGACATAAACGATCTTCCAGAAAGTTTTGTTGTGGCAAGGGCTTAGCATGGACGGGCATAGGTGGATTGTAGACAGCCAAGAAAAGCTAGAGTTTTTTATAGACTTTGTAAAAGGTCAGTTCAGCCAAGGCAGCTATCACCTGTACTCAATCAAGCCAGCAGGCAGGACTGAGCGGCAGAACAACGCCATGCACCTATGGTTTAGGCAGATGGCAGAGCAGTTGAACGATGCTGGGTACTCCAACGCACATCCCTTCAACGATCAGGTTGAGATACCGTTTACCGAAGGGCTGGTCAAAGAGATGCTCTACAAGCCCATTATTAAAGCCATGTACCAAAAAACATCTACCACCAAGCTAACCGGCAGGGAGTTAAGCGAAGCCGCTGAGGTGCTTGTACGGTGGCTGTCAGAGAAGAAGGGGATATACGTCCCGTTTCCGCAAACAATAAAGGATGAGCTATGAAGAATGACGCACAACTGGCCTTAGAAGCTGCAGAATCTATGGCAAAGCGATTAGAGGAAGACGTAGCCATAATGATGGATCTGAGTACCAAACCGCTCAAGGACGTAGATGAGAAGCCTTTGGAAATAATCCGTTATGCGGGGCCAAAAGAATGCGATTAAAGCGTACAGCAGCAGACCATTGGTTTAGCCGATGCGTCAGGATCAGGGCTGACTTCACTTGCCAGGGCTGTGGCAAGAAATACGAAGAAAACAGCATGGGCCTGCACTGTAGCCATTACTTTGGCAGAGCCAAGAAGGGCGTTAGATACGATGCCATGAACGCCTTTGCCCACTGTTACGGCTGTCATCAGAGGTTTGGCAGCAACCCTGACTACTTCTACCGTCATTACATTGAGACTTATGGCGAAGGGGCCTTAGAGATATTGAGGGAAAAGGTCGAGGACATCATGCTAGGCAAGAGGATGGTGAAAGAAGCCAAGCAAATCGCCAAGCATTACAAGGCAGAAGCCGCCCGCATGGAGAATGACAGGGCGGCGGGTGTAGCAGGGTGGTTAGAGTTCGTTAGTTGGGATTAGCTTCGTTCTGCTCTACGCCTTCCTGAACAGCACCATACGTCACTGCAGTCACTGGCGCAGTAAGCCTTCTAGCCCTTCTTTCTAGGTCTGTCTCTTGGCGCTTGCCCGCTTTCCCGGTTCGTTTTGCTTTACCGGAAACCGTAGCTTTGATTAAGTTAAACGCCTTAACGCGCTTTCTTGCTATTTCCACAGCTTCTTTTCTCTTAAGGCCCGCATTTACCATAGCGGCTACATCATGTGCAGCGCCGAAGGTGTTACCTATTGATGCGGATACCAACGCTCCGCCAGCTTTACGGCCCACCTCCGACTGAGGTATTCGTGGATCAATGTTAAAGTTATCCATGAGGTTTTGCCTAAAGACAATCAAAGCTCTTGGGTCATCGGGAAGGTTAATCTTTAGGTCTTTCATCGCCGAATCTAGGGTCGAGAGGTTTTCCAGCAATACAACGGATGACATTGAATCTCCCGCAAGATTTCTCATCGCTTCGCCTGTTACCCCAGCAAGCATTTCTGGGTCGGCAGAGGACAGGCTCTTACTACTTTTGTTGAACTTTTCAAAAGGCTGCATTGCACCGATAGCCTGACTAAGCTGTCTGTTTATTACGCCATATTCTTCAATCTGCCCCAAAGTGTCATTTATTGTTGATCGCATCTCGCCAATGGCTCTAATCGTATTTGGCGTAGCGCCTGCTTGACTTAACTTGGTAGCATCAATCATTTCATCAAGCGCTTTTTTTATTTGATGCGCTTTACGCACAGTAGTTATTCCAGACACCGCCTTAAACCTACTCGGCGTTGAAAAAATACGCTGATCAGTCTTTTTCCCAAAAATGTCCAATGCTGTGTTAATAGCCGTTACGGAGGGTGTCCATATAGGATTGTCAAAAATAGTGCCTTTCTGCCAGTTCTTCGGCAAAACCAACCTTCCAGAATTGACATTGAACTGTGGCTTTATGCCTTCTGATTTAAGTATTTCCATTATCGGGTCTAAAGAGCTAGAAATATTGACGCGAGCATCACCAACCGGCCCATCTACGACCAAAGCCTGAAGCCTGCTCCCAAGTTCCTTCCGTTTGCCATTCAAGACATTTAACCGCCTTGCAATGGACTCCCCTATCACTTTGGTTGTCTTGTCAGACATGGCAAGAATGTCATTACCTTTTCCTTGTTCAAAGACCTCCACCATCTTCGCCATGCCCTGCTTTGTCGCGTCATTACTATTTGTAATAACTGCGGCGCCTTGCCTGCTAATGCCGTTGTTTACTAAGGCAATCCCTTGGGGGTCATCTACCAGCTTTCCTTTATTATTTAGCTTTACCTCAGCAACGCTTCCGTTGTATTTGAGATCTGGGTCATTCAGTTGCGCGACTTGAGCCTTTCTAACATCTGCGTCATTCAGCCTGATAACACCTGATCTGGCTGCGCCTGTACCCTTGATTGGCAAACCCACCTCTAGCGCCACTAGCGGTATAGCCGCCGCAACTCCAGCAAGGTTTGGAGATCCCGTAAACTCAAAAGTAATATCTGCCGCGTTATCGCTGACGGTTTCTATAGCCCCAGCAAGAGGAGCAAAAAACTCCCCTATGGCCTGTAGATTTTGTCTTGCCCCCACGGTTTCTGGTGTATATCGCAGAGAAGAGGTTTGTTGAGTTTCTTGGATGTCTCGCACCATTCTGCGAAGCCCGGTGTCAAAGTCCTCACCTCGACTTAAAAGCGCATCAGCCAACGTTCCAAGGCCAACATATCCAGCCTGAGCGTCAACAAGCAAAGACGACCCTAACGCCGCCCCAGTTCGCAAAACATCGCCAACCATTGACCCTTTATTTAAGTCTTCTTCGGAAGGCGGCAACCCTTGCTTGGCACCGTCTTCAAAAGCAGCCATAACTCGGTTGTATTCATCAGGGTCAGTTACAACACTGCTTTGAGATACCGCACCAGGACTTGGCGCCGCTGACGGCGTTTTATCATCAGCAAATGCCGCCATGACGAGGGCGTATTCTTCAGGGTCTGTAACTAAAGAAGACATTATTTTTGCCCCTCTTGCGAGAAGTTGGCTTCAAGCTCATAGCTAAACGGAGTCGGCACAGCAACTCTCTGCCCAGAAGCTACACTGCTTGCAATATTATTTAGATTATAAACTTTAGGCTTGCCATCACTGCCTACGTCATTCGGATCAATATAGTAGAGAACTCCGCCTATTTTTCTGTAATTCGTTCCAGAGCTAGGCTCCCTACCAAGAATGGCATCTTTAAAGTTTTGATAGTGCTGCCTAACCACCCTAAGCTGACCGCCAAAATTTGGCGCAGACGGGTCAAGCGCTGCAATCGCCGACTGCAAGAGATTAATCTCGATATTTGAAACAGAGCCTAACGCTCCGCCTGTTTTTGACTCCTGCCGCATCTTTTTAAGCTCATCAAACGCCAAGCCCGCTTGAATTTGCGTTACAAATCCCTTTACGGATTTTGCATCTGTTGATAGCGGGTTGTATTCAGAAGAAGCAATACCGTATCCAAACTTCCAGTATTCACCTTTGTCATCCATGCCTATTAGCTTGTCAATGGATGCTAAATCGCGATCAACCGCATTTAGCTGATCCCTTAGCTGCTCAGTGGTTTCAGCTTGCGGGTCTACAGGCTTTAATGTTTTAAGGGCTTCATCTTCTTTGCCTTGGCCATATAAAACTAACGCTGGGCCAACTGAGTCTCCAAAAATCTCAACTAGCTGGTTTGCTGGCACATTTTCAAAAATTGATTTCTGTTTCCCATCTTCGCCCGGTGGCAAGATAAATGACTTGCTAATATCTCCGCTCTCGCCTTTAGCCCTTTCTTGTGCATAAATGACCTCATCAATAGCCAGCTTTCCACCAACATTCATTATGCGCGACTCTGGTGCTTGCGTAAGAAACGCCCTTAAAGTCTCAGTAGGCGCGCCTGCAAGGGCAGAAACTAAAGATTGATTGTTACCTGCCTTTGCAATCGCGGCCCTTTCAAGGTTTTTTCTAGCCGTTTCTAATTTTGCTCTTTCAGCAGCTTGTGACGCCATTCCACCGAGTTGCAAAGCTAAGTCCTGCTGCCCCATGTTCAAAGCACCCATAGCAGACTGTTGCAACTGCTCTGGCGTAGCCATTGGGTCTAATGCAGGGCCAAGCAGGTCAGTCAGCATACCTCGCTGCCGCCTTCTGGCAGATAAAGAGCCAATATCCTGGCCTAGCTGTTCGATGTTGCCAAAATTAGGGCTGGCAAGCCGTGCTGCTGAACTAAGTGTTAAAGCCATAACCTATCTCCTTAAATCTGCGAGTAGTCAACAAGCAAGTAGCCTTCTGCGCCGATAGACACGGCATCAGGAATTACTTGTTCAACTTCCTGAGCAATTACGCCGACAGATGGCGTGTTGCCAGCAAGTCGCTTACCGTCTTCATTCCAATCCCATGTGTAGACGTTAAATCCATTTGGGCTAACGCCTATTTTCTGGATGTTTTCTTTTAAGCGAGCATCAGAAAACAAACCTTTAACGTAATTAATGGCCTGCGGGCCATACTCAGCAACAAGGTCGCCAACAATGTCGCCTATGCCGCCTTGCCCGCCTCCAGAACCCTGTATAGCCCCACTCAGTAAGCCAGTGCCAAGCCTACCCATCAATTCTGCCTGACCAATACCTGATCCCAGAAGGGCGTCTAGGCCCGCTATAGAGGCTTCACCAAATAAACCAGTGCCATATAGCTGACCACGTTGCGCCAACTGAGAGGCCAGCAGGCCACGCTGTAGGGCATTCTGAGCCTGAGCCTCTGGCAGATACGCCGCACCCAATAACTGAGTGCCAAGTCGTGCCTGCTGTTCCTGTTCTGCTTGGGCCTGTTGGATAGCCGCCAGTGAAGCCCTAGCCTGAGCTTCTTCTTGGGCCTTGGCTAACGCCAATTGCTCTGGTGTGCCGCCAAACATAGCCGTTTGAACGCCTAATCGACCCTGACTAGCCAGCCTTTCTTCAAGAGCTAGACGCTGACGCTCTTCTTCTGCAAGCTGAGTAGCTCTGATACGGTCGAATATCTCTTGCTCTCGGGCCGCTTGGTCGCCTGCCACGCCACCCAGCAAGGTTTGTGCGCCTGTAAAAGCCCCCTGTGATATAGCCTGCTCTAAAGGACTGTACGTTGTTTGGATATTTGGCCCAATCATTGGCCCTGCGCCAGTCAATGCGCCACCAGCACCCCCCGCTGCACCAGTTGCAACCCCAGCACCTTGTCCAAAAGCATCACCGCCTCTTCCCGGCCCTGTCAAACCAGCGTTTCTTGCGGCTGCAAACTCTGCACCTGATACAACACCGTCGTTGTTAATATCAAAACCGCGAGCCAGCACACCTCGTTGCTGAGCCATAGCCTCTTCACGGGAAATCCCGTAAATATTCATTAACTGATTTAAACGAGTTTCTTCATCCATCTGAGGAAATGATCCAGGTGCTGGAACACCTACACCAACGCTAGAGCCTGTCCCTGTCGTAACGGTAAATGGCTTGAACTGAGACCGCGCAAAGGCTTCTTCGGCAATCTGGCCCGCGCCTACAAGCCCACGCTCGCCAATCGCGCCAAGGCGGTTATAAGCCCCCATAAGACTTGCAAGACCGCCAGCAGTGGATGCTATAGGGCCAATGTTGGTCATAATGCCACCAAGCAAGTCACCAAATAACCCACCGAGAAATGTTCCAGATGCCTCTTCGCCGCGAACAGCACTAGCGGCGGCTGCCGCCGCAGCTTGCTGTGGATCGGCCCCCGGCTTTAAAACAATGTTGCCAGCCGCATCTGTTGTGTAATTTCCACCTTGGATATAATCAAGAAACGGATCGCCTGTACTCATAGCGTCTTACCTATTAGTGCTAATACGTTCATTTCCTGTAGGGATATGGCATTACCGTTTACTTCTGTTTGCAAACCTACCGTAATCACACTGCCATTACCCGTACAATTTAAAGACTTGCGGCTAATCAAGTCACCTAGCGTAAACTCAACCGCCGTATATTCTGACTCACCATAGAATCCCGGCGTCGATGTACCCACCCTAAACCGCGACGTATTGGCCTGAACTGAAAAGTCATACGTCCAGCTAAGAATGATGTCTGCATTATTACCGCCAATGATCGTAGGCCGTATCTTTTTGAGAATCTTGATCTTTGACGGGTCGCCAAAGGTTAGGCCAGGGCTGGTATAACGGAAAATAAACGACGAGTTGTTGTCGTCATAGCCGCTGTATGTCCCTATACCATCGACTGTGCCGATATATACGTCACCATTGCGATCTCTAGCAAAGCTCTTGAAGTTGACACTAGGCCACTTGGTTACGCGGAATGAGCCATTGTCTAGCCTGCCTCTAAGATCAAAGCAGTAAATAAGGTTGCTATCGGGCAAGCCTAATAGATAGAAGTAATTTTCAGGACTGTAGACGCTGGTGGCGGGGCTGGTTTTAGAAGCCAGCTTTGCAATCAAGTCTTGTTTTACATTACGGCTTAGATCAGATACCGGCAATGACTTCTCTTGAATAACCCGACCAAGGCTTCGCAGGCCGTCATCACTCAAAAACAACAGATCAGTACCAATGTTTTGCACTGTCTTGCGGTCGATACAGCCAACGCCGCTAATCGTGTCAACGATCGACATAGACGCAGGGGTATCTGCGTTCTGGTAAATAATAATGCTGTGTTCACCAAAGATAACCAGCAGGCCATTATGTGCAGCCAATGCTGTTACCTTGTCAGCACCATCAGGCCATGCCTTGGATACGTCGATAGAGCCACTAGAGCCACCACTAAAGTCGTCACCGTCCAAAAGATCAGACCAGTAGATAGTAGTGTCGTTACTTGAGTTACCTACTACCCACAACCGACCAAACCCAGCAAT